AGCCTATTTTGTACTCCTGTTAAGGCTCTTTTCGTTTTGTCTCTTGCGATAATGTCAATATTGAGTTGTTTAGTCATTATCTTCTTTTACCTTGCATCTTTTGTTTATTCAATGCTTTTTGTTCTTCTTCGTGTTTGAGATTATAATATGCAACCCACATATCAAATTCTTCTACTGGCATCTGCATAAGTTCGCCAATAGTTTTGTGTAGTTTTTCTGCTAAAAAGAAATGGAATCTAAGTTCGGTGTCAGTTTCTATTTTTTTTTTAAACTGTCACCAGATGGGAGTGTTCCCATAATTTGACTGGCTACCCTGCCTATAATGTCAGGATCAACAAACTTCTTCATTTTAATCTTACTCTCTAGATCAAACATTCTCTCACCATCTTTTGTTTCTGCCTTCTTGACAATAACATCAATTAATACTGTGAGATCATTATCGTTTGATCCTTTGAATATTTCAGATTTTTCAAGCAGCGTGAATGGTTTAACATAAATGGCATCTTCGCCAGTTAAGTTCCACTCTTCAACTTCTATAATTTTTATCTCTTGGTGTTTAAAGTGTGAGATAGCACCTTCAAGGTAATCCTTTTTTGGCATTTATAAATTATACAGTTGTTGTGCTTACGCCGCCTGAGAATTGCACTGTTATTGTTCTAGCAATAACTCCGTCTAAAGATACGTTCTGAGATACGCCAGTCACTAAAGCAGTTCCAGTGTAATATGTATCTGCTGAATCTGCACCTTCAGGGTATAAGTTTAAAGTCACTGATGCACCTACTGTTAATGCACCTTGACCTGAACTATCTGTTTCATCCCAGTGACATTCAATAGTACCTGTGGCATCACTTCTCAATGTTTTATACGTCTTAGATGTATCTGTAAGGCTTGTATCTTCAACTGTATCGCTAGTTTCATCAATAGTAAAACCAGTCACTTCCGCAACTGTATCTGTTCCTACTTTGACTACTCCGCTTGTTCCGACATGGGTTGCCATTCGCTTACTCCTTCATTTGTTTGTTGTTGTTCATCTACTTCTACATCTTTTTTCTTAGATGATCTAGTAGATTTTTGTTCTTGCTCAAGTTTATATCCTTTAGCTAGAAACTTGTCTATATCCTTATCCCAAATCTCAATGGTGTCATTTCCATTTGGCATAAATATTTTAATTCGTTTAGCCATTATGATGTACCTCTAACAAATTCATAGAATACCCTTACCACAATTCTTATTCCACCCAAAGGATATAATGTGCCTTCATCAGATGATACCTCTACTATTTTTGTTTCTTTGGCATTACCACCTCTAGTTCTGTCTGTGTCAAGAGTTTCCTCAACTACTTCTATAAGTTGATTGCGTTTTGTATCTAGGTTGGTATCTGTGCCTTTGACATAACCTACAAGAACATAATCAATAGTTCCTGATCTTTTACCTGCTGCGTAATCTCCTAATGCAAAATCTTCTCTTGTTTCATCTCCAGTAGTGACATAAATGGCAGGGAATTGAGGATCAGCTAAATCTTCCTGCGGATTAATTGGCTCTCTGGTAATCTTCTTTAATTCAATAGGGGATGTGACCGCATCTAGGGTAGTAATAATATTAGCTGCTATATCTTCTCGTAAACTCATAATTTCAACTCCTTTTCTAACACAGAAAAGAATATCTTTTCAATCTTTACTTCTTCATCTTTAGAAATACTAAAGAACTCTCTTTTAACTTTCTTTCTCCCTGCTCCTGCTTCATCATGGAAAAATGCTTTTCTATTAGCAAATCCTTGCCTAAAGAATAATTCACCTTTACTAGCTGATATTTTGCTAGTTAAAGAACTAAACATTTGCCCAGTATCAGTAAGATCAACTACTCCTGATTGTTTAACTGCGGCTCTTTTATATTTAGGTGAATAGGGAGCAAATGCTTTACCTCTGTAATCTATACCTCTGGATTGAGTTCTTTTCTTGATAGCACCAATCTCAAATGCTGCTGCATTAGCTAAGGCTTTCTTAATAGCCTTCGGTACTCTTTGGGAAACTTTGAGCAGTTCTTTTTTAACTGCAATAGAATTGTCCTTAGCAGTAATGGATGCGACCATTATCTAACTAGTCTTAAATGATGAATAGGCTCTTTTTCACTTGCTGATACAGAAGCATCTCCATCTTCATCATATTCTACGCCATCACGCAATACGGCTTGGAACTCCTCTGAATATTTTGTTCTGTAATGTGCCATTTGTACTTGAAAAGCATCTTGCCCATCTCCACCCTGCGGATCTTTCCATTTAGTCAAGATAGGATAAATATATTCTGCTAGTGCTTTATAAACTACACTTCTAGTCCATTGTGCATTTGTTAATTTAGAACTATCTAATTCTAGTGTAGTGACTTTAGTAATATCTTTGTATCTAACTGTATGGCGGTATCTTTCCCACCATTCTTCTCTAATCTGTCTAATAACATCATTCTCAGCTTGTTGTAAGGGTGCATCAAAATCATTATTGCTATCCAGTAATCCATATTCCTCTATATCTGGAACATAATTTTTAATATCTGTTATCGCTACTGAAAATTCTGTGGTTGCCATTAATCTTCTTTCTTCTTCCTAGTTCTTTTTGGTTTATCTTCAGCAGGTTTATTATCTACTAGATCAAACCCTCTTAATTTCCAATGGATTAAATTTTTTTCCCAATCAAATTTTGTTCTTGTGATTATTTTATCGCCTTTTTTTAATTTAACTAATTTAGTCATAAAATCTCCTTAGCAGGTGGGGATAAACCCCACCCACAAGCATATACTACTGGATTGATGAATCAAAGTGTAATTCTACACCATAAGAATCATGCAATTCGCCTACACCATAAACGGCAGTAGCAACAATCTCGTCTGCTCTTAGAGAAGCATCTCTTTGAGTTTCAATCTTGATGTCCTGCATCATAGCTAGTGCTAATGCATCCTTATGGAATATCGCACCTTTGTAATCACCTGCAGTACCAGTGTTAGCCATATTTGAAGTTTCAAATACGCTAATACCTGCAATTTGACCTACAAAACCAGAGCGTAGTGCTTCGTTTTGTAAATCACCTGCATTTGGATTTGCAAATGTGTTTGTTAAGTTTGCTTTTAAGTCATAAGCAATCTTAGGGTGTAATACTGCATAACACTCATTAACAGGTAATCCTGCTGCTCTTAGTGTTGATGCTGCATTGAAGATAGATGAAGCAGCTATTGCTCCAGTTCCATCACCAAGTGTGGTTGAGAAACCATCAAATAATGCGATTAGATCCTCATCCATTTTCTTGGCGATACCTTCACCAAATAATCTACCAATATCTGCAGCAACATTTCTTGGTGCTGAGTTTCTTGCTAGATCAGTAAGTGTAGTCATTACACCTACTTCTGATGCAGTAATTGTCACTGATGACGGATTAACTGCAGTATTTGACAGATCAGTTGCTTCCGCTACTGCTGCTGCTGCTATTGCTGAATAAATCGGAACTTCCACAGACTTACCGCCACCTGCGATAGTGTAGTTCTTTACTAAGTTCTTCATAATAGATTGCTCTTGAATTACGAACTCAGCTTCAGCAACGATTTCTGTATATAGTTCACTTAACGTTGAACTGGTACTTTCGTTTGCCATGTTATAACTCCTTTAGTTATTTGTTTAGTTTAATTTGAGTGACTGAATCTCTCTGTTTGCGATATTCCGCATACATTCTGCGATCTTCAGGATTACTCATGTCTAAGTCCGCAACATTTAAAGTCTTTTGCGTAGTTGACTTTCCCACATTACTCACACTTCCGCTCCCTGCAGGAGTTGCGCTTTGAAAGTGTGCGTTCTGCGTTAAAAACTCTTGCACTGCCTCATCAACAGTCAGCAAGTCGCCTTCTTTGTTATATCTAGGAGTTCCAGAATTATCAAGCACTTCTACTTTGCCTTCTTGATTTAGTTGCACTTGGCTTTTCATTAACTCTTTGATTTGATCAGGTGAAATCGCTCTATGTTTAGAAGCAGCATTGATTAATTGCTTATCAACTCTCTCGCTTTTGAGTTCTTGCTCTAACTTGGATAGTTTCTCATTATACTCTAAGGTTTTCTTCTTCATTACCTCATCAAACTTACCTCGCTCTAGCTGCTTTTCTTCTTCAACCTTTTTGCGTTCTTCAATAGCTGCTTTAGCTTCAGTTATGTCATTAACACCTAAAGATTCTAATAATTGTTTCTCTTGTCTGTAAAGTCTGTCTTTAACGACCTTATCAATATCAAATTGACTTGGTTTAGGTTGTTCTACTGGTTGTTCCTGTTTAGCTTCTACTGTTTCAGTAGTTGATTGTTCCACCTGTTCCGTTTTATTCTCGTCAGACATAATTATAACTCCTTTGTTAGTTATTTATTTAAGAGATATATTTATTTATCTTCTTCTTCAAGGAAATTGTACCCACCTGTTTTCTCAGCTATCTCAGGTAGTCTGGAATAAAAAGTTTCATAATTACCTAAAAACTCAACTTCATCTTCTTGGGGTATTAATTTTCTTAGTTCTTTCATCCTAGAATAATCAATTACTGTTAAATTATCTTTTTCTATAATGTCATAACTTTCATCTAAATATTTGCTCATTTTATTTGCTCCTCATAATATTTTATCCATTTTGGATCAACTAAGTCTTTTCTATTCATGTGATAAAGACTGAAGTTTTCTGCGTTCCATTCCTCCGTTTCTTTTAACATGTATCTTGTAGAATATATTTTACCTCTTACTCTCTTATATCCATTCCTGTAAGTCATGTAATATTTCATTCCTAATTTTTTATAATTTTCTAAATTTGCGTTAAGATATTGAGATACATGGTGTCCGAGTTCATGATAAATCGTATTTCTAATTTTATCTAATTCATCCTCAAAATATTCAAAAGCATTATGAGGTACATCTTGACCTAATACTTTTCTCCTACTTGTTATTTTATATGTACCTAGTTTATAATTAGATACTCTTTTAGTAGTCGTTCCTATGAAGTCATTAAAATATTTTGGATTTAGATATAGTATACCATCACCCATCATAGCAATAGCATCATTAGTCATAGCAATACCTCTTATTTTTGGTATTTTTAAAGCATCACACAATTCATCTATTTCATCCATGACTGATGCAACATATGAAGCGGCTTTATCATTTAATCCAAAAAGACTAACTTCCCCATCTTTCCCTAAACTATTATAGAATCTGATTGGATATCCCTCCCCATCATCAAATCTAGGGTACTTTTTATCATTAGCATTTTTAACTATTCTTTTTGCTAATTCAGTTTGAATTATACCTGCACTCACAACATTAATATTCTCTTTTTTTATTGGTTTTTTATATGATGATTTTGTTATGTTAGTTTTATCTTTAACTTTGTTTATTTCTTTCTTCACTTCTTCGTCTGCATCCCATGCAGGATCATAAGGGATTAAACTATGGCGGCATCTATACCCACCTCTATTAACAAAAGGATCTGATCCTGATTTACCTCTCCAGTTGCCAGTAAATACATCTCTCCATTCTTCCTCTGATTTTATTTCATTAAGGTTGGCTCTACAGAATTGTCTAGTGGTGGTGATATTTGTGCCAGTATATTTGTATGTATTTATTCCTGCTTCTTGACCTTTGTACTTAGTGAACTGCCCATCAAACTGCATAATACTATCATGTGCTATTTGTGATGCGTACTTCCGCATATTCTCACCTCTGATATCAGAAGCATATTTACTATGAAGTATTTTTCTTGCGTCTAAGTATTTCTTTTTAGCTATAGGATCATCTGAGTATCTATTTTCTTCTACAATGCTAACTAATCTATTGACTGCAGCTTCATTACTACGTCTATAGACACCATTCACAGATGCTCTGATATTCTCTACTACTTGAGCAAATGGTTTACCTGTGACTGCGGATGAATATATCTCTGTAGCAATCGTATCAAGAAATCTATTGGCTACATCTTCAAACCCACTAAAGGATAACTGTTTTAATTGATTGATTAAAACTAGATCAGGTTTGGTTAGGGTTTTAAATTTAGGTGAAACTAAGTTATCAGGAACAGTCCTAGTAA